AAAGATGGTATAATTAAGACAGAAATCAATGAGCAAAAGCAAGCGGCTCATATCAAAGGTACTAATGAGTGGCTCAAGAAAATTGAAACTGAGTTAGCTAATGGTAATCAGATTGAGCCAAGCTATTTGACAATATCAATGGATGAGGCTGCCAAGCTTATTGAAAAATACTCAGGTACAGGGAAATTCTTGTATAAAGAAGACCCTAACTACATTCCTAAAAAAGAAGTCATAAAACACAATAGTAAAGTTGGTGTGTATATTGACCAACAAACAGGCGAGATGTTTGAAACTGATAGCTTTAGGATACATTATAGAAAGACAGGGGCACACATTGTCCCAACGTATGGAGGCAAGCTATGAAATTATGGACTTTTTTAAGACAAAACGTGAGACTTGTGCTTAAAGACGGCTCAATTATTTCAGGTTTTGTCCAAGAATACTGTAACAAAGATGACAGTGATGAGGATATTGACTCAATCGGCTTGGATGTTGACGGTACTCTTTATGAGTATTTTGAGGATGAAATCCTTAGCATTTCAGTAGCTTAGCGCTTAGAACAATCTAGGCGCTTTTTTAATACAATAAACTATAAACCTATGGAAACCCATCAGGTTTTTTATTTTGCCCTATGGCATGGCGTAAAACTGTCTTAATTTGTCCATGTGACGTAAAAAGGAGGATTAAGACATGAGTCTTAAACGTGAAATGTTAGTTGAGGCAGGTATCGAGGATAAGTCGGTGATTGACAATATCATGCAAGCGTACGGTGCAGGTATTGAGAATGCAAAATCACAGGCTAAGTCTGAGCTGCAAGCTGAAAACGAGACATTAAAGCAACAACTTGAGCAGCAGACTCAAGCTATCCAAGACTTACAAGCCAAAGAGGGTGCTAGTGAGGAGAGCAAGCAACAACTTGAGCAACTCAAAGCACAATTTGAGCAGTATAAGCTAGATAGTGAGGCAAACCTTGCTCAGGTTAACAAAACCAATGCTATTGCCCTAGCTTTGAAAGATGTAGGTGCATACAACTCAGATGATTTGATGAAATTCATCAACCTAGACAGTATCGAGCTAGGAGAAGATGGCAAGCCTCAACTTGAGGATACAATCAACTCACTCAGAGAGTCAAGCCCTTACCTTTTCCAAACAGTGCAAGAGCAACCTAACCCTAACATCTCTGTCCCTGGCAATCCATCAGCAAGTAATGCAGATGACGGCCTAAGCGCAGAGGACAAAGCCCTTTTTGCTGGCTTTGATAGCGTATAATACCAAAAGAAAAGAGGAAAAACATAAATGGCAGTAAACTACGCAGAAAAATTCAGTCAGAAAGTAGATGAGCGTTTTACAAGAGAGGCTCTTACTACTAACACTATTAACCAAGATTTTGACTTTATTGACGCTGAAACAGTCAAGGTCTACACAGTCGCTACATCAGCAATGAATGACTATCAGACTACTGGTCAAAATCGTTACGGTACAGCTGATGAGCTTGGAAATTCAGTCCAAACTATGACACTTTCTAAAGACCGTTCTTTCACATTCACGATTGACAAGAAATCTTTACAAGGAACAAATGGAGCCATGGCAGAGGGCAAGGCTCTAGCTCGTCAAATTTCAGAGGTAGCCATCCCTGAGGTTGATAAGTACCGTTTATCAGCAATGGTTTCAGGTGCTGATACTGGACATGTTGCAACAGGCGCAGTTACTAAAACTAATGCTTATGAGCTTGTGCTTGAGGGACAATCTAAGTTGTCAGACGCTCTAGTGCCTGTGGCTGGTCGTATCTTGCATGTATCTCCTAAATTCTACAAGTTGATTAAACTTGATGACACATTCATCAAAAACTCAGACCTTGGCCAAGAAATCACTATTAAGGGTCAAGTAGGTATGATTGACGGTATGCCAGTAGTATTGACACCATCAACTTATATGCCTACAGGTGTTGAGTTTATTATTGCTCACCCAGCTGCTACTACATCACCTGTTAAGTTGGAAGATTATAAAATCCATGACAACCCACCAGGTATCAACGGTAAACTTGTTGAGGGGCGTATCCGTTATGACGCTTTCGTTTTGGACGCTAAGAAAAAGGCTATTTATGTCCACAAAACAGCCTAAGGAGGTAATCAATGGCTAATGATAACACAGTAGAGGAAGTAGTAGAGGTTAAAACTGACGTCACTTTGACTAAGGACGGGGTATCATTCACCCTATCTGACCCTATCATGGTATCAGCCTTTGAAAACAATGGCTACAAAGTGGAGGAATAAACCAAATGGCTCAATTTAAAGCAACAAGTAATGTTGTTTTTAATGTCAATGGCAAAGAGCAAAGTTATAACAAGGATGTAGTGTATGACATGGATGTCAAAGTAGCTGAGAGCTTAAATGCTCAAGGAAAACAGTCACATCCTGAGTTGAGCCCGTTCTTTGAACCAGTTGACGAAAAAGAAGAAACCAAAGAGGCAGGTAAGTAATACCACCTCTTTTTTTATTGGAGGTGGTTACTATCGCTTATTTAACACAAGATGAGTTTAATGAGTTAGGTTTTGATGAGGTCTGTGACTTTGAAAAATTATTGGCAAGGGCAGAGGTAGCTATCAGTCTCTTTCTTGACGGCTTTTATGGTACTAAGGATTTTGAGACTGATTTTGAGACTAGAAAGAAAGCTGTCAAACTTGCTACAGCTTACCAAGTGGCTTATTTAGACGCTAGTGGTATTGCTACAGCTGATGACAGACAATCAGTCTCAACAGTGATACTTGGTAGGACTCATGTGAGCTATCATAACGGCTCTGGAAGGCCATTTGAAAGTGATAGGTATAATCTATCACTTGACGCCCTAAACATCCTGAAATCAGCTGGCTTTGGGTTCAGGGGGGTAGGCTATGATAGATAAACGGCTATTAGTTGACGCTGTGACAATTCAAAAAGCTACAGGTGAAAAAGACGGATGGGGAAAAGTAATATTAGAGAGCCCAGTGACCCTTAAACCTGTCAGATTTGATAGACAGTACCAAGTGCAAGGCACCAAAAATAACCGTACAGAGTCTAAACCTAGCACCTTATTTGTGTATCCTAGACATTGTCCAGTCACTTTAGATGATACTTTCATCAATGCCGTCATCAAAGATGGTCAGCGTGAGTACAGAGTAACCTCAGTCACACCTGTCAGTTATCCACACAATAACAAAGTATTTTGCTATGAGCTGGAGTGTATCTGATGGGGACTAGCGTATCTGTAAAAGTTGACCTAAAAGGCATAGAGAGGAAAGTATCTCCACAGGCACTAGCCAAGGGCAAGTTAGCTATTGCTAATCAAATGCTGACTGACTTTACACCATTTGTCCCACGAAAGAGTGGAGACCTAAGTGGTAGCGGTCAGGCTACTAAGGATGGGGTACGATACCCTGGCCCTTATGCAAGAGCTCAGTTTTACGGCTCCAGCTATAACAAAGCTAGAACATTTGTATTTTCAAAATATACCACACCAGGAACTGGTAAGCGCTGGGACTTGAAAGCTGAGGCTCTACATGCTAGTGAGTGGGCTAAAGTCGGACTAAGAGCTATGGGAGTAAAAACATGAATAATAACGATTTTTCAGAGGTTTTAAGAGATTTCATCAATACACTAGGTCTCTCACTGACTTGTAGACTTGACTACTTGTCAGAGAAAGAGGACTTAGTCCTATATCCTTTGCCAGGTGGGAGGATTTTAAATGAGTACATGAACGGCAAGCAAGACATCAGTCTTGTCTTTGAGGTGGCTATCAAGACACTAGACCATCAGAAAACAAGCTCTATTTTGTGGGCTATCAATCATGCTCTTGCTGATTTTAACCTAAACCTACCTAGCAAAAATAACTCATATCAATTCAGAGGCCTTGAAGTATCTCAACCATTTTTGAATGACCGAGATGAGCAAGGCTTTTATATTTACATGTTAGATGTAACGGCACAACTTGAAACAAATGGAGGGAATTAAATGCCAAAAATGAAGAACGCCAAGCGCAAACACTATATCGCGCCTTGGTCATCAACAGAACCAGCTACTGAGCCAGGGACAGACGCTTGGAAATGGCTTGCAGATGGAGTGACAACCGCTGAGGTTGAAAACGATGAGGAAACAGATGACATTGCTTATTACAATGGCGATGGTACAAAGAAAACTGTTGTAACATCTGTCAAGAAAGGCTACAGCTTTGAGGGAGACTACATCAAAGAGGATGAGGCTCAGGCTATCATTGCAGCTATGGAATTTAAGACAGGTGATGAACGTAATGTGTGGTTCAAAGTAGTAGAGTCTGATGGTAAGACTCAATATGTCGGAGTAGCTACAGCCTCAGGTATCAAAATTGGGGGCGGAGAGGCCTCTGAGTATGAGAGCTTTGAGGTAACTATCAGCTGGAATACAGCACCTAAGCAATCCGCTGTAGTCGGATAATGTGAAGTGAGGGGAGTGTCAACCGCTCCCCTTTTTATTTTTGTTTAAAAAAATTAGTAGGAGAAATCAAAAATGGTAGTAATCAAAAAACGTGACAATGTCATCCCTGTAGATTTTGGAGAGTTCAAGCTTGAATTTGTGGCCAATGACGAAAACATCCACAAAATGGAAAAAGTAGGCAAAAAACTCAAAAAAGATGGCGAAAAACTAGCTAAGACAGAGGATGATAAGGCATTTGATACTCTCAAAGGTCTTGTAAAAGACTCATGGTCAGAGTTATTTGATAAAGAGGCGTTTGACAAGGTCTACTCATTCTCTAATGAGTCCACAGTGGACACAATGGCCTACTTACTTGAGGCTATCACTGGAGTCATCTCAGAATGGGAGAAACGTAACAATACAGACGCTCTCAAGAAATATCTAGGAGACTAATATGCTAGATTTATCAAGGAAATTGACTGATGAGTTAGTCCTTGATGAGGATGTGTACCCCATGAATATCTCATTCAATAGAGTCTTGAAAGTCATTGAGCTTATTAATGATGACGATGTTGAGGAAATCTATAAGCCTTATCTTGCTATACAGATATTTACTGATGTAGATTTCACACAGGCACTAACACCTGAGCAAGCCACGGCAATCTTTAAGATGATATTTGAGGAACACATCAGGGTCATACCAGCCAAAGACACGGCACCAGTGCTAGACCTAGCAGGCAATCCTATCAAGAGCAAAATTCGCTCTAAGAGTCAATCAGAGAGTACTGAAAGGCTCTTTAGTCTAAAGTATGACGCTGAGTATATTTACTCATCGTTTTTTCAGGCTTACGGCATTGACCTCATAGACGCTCAAAACAGCCTACACTGGAAGAAATTCAACGCCCTCCTTAATGGGCTCCCTAGTGATACAAAATTCTCTGAGGTGCTCAAAATCCGCTCTTATAAACCTCAAAAAGGGGACAGTAAGCAGTACAAGGAAAGTATGAGGAAGTTAAAAAAAGAGTATGCCCTGCCTAAAGATTTTGACTACTAACAGAAAGGAGGTACACAATGGCAGATGGTTCAGTAACCATCAAGGTTGACATGGATGGCTCTAATGCTCAATCAGGTATTAGTAAGCTAAAATCTATGTTTGGCAGCCTTGAGAGTACAGGGCAAAAAGTAGGCTCTGTATTTAAGTCTGTGCTGGGAGCTAATTTGATTGGTTCAGCCTTATCAAGTGGGGTAGGTGCAATCACTGGGGGTATCCGTGAGATGGCCTCAGAGCTCAACAGCTCACAGAAAGCCTGGAAAACATTTGAGGGGAACCTCCAAGCCTTTGGGCGCTCATCTGAGGAAATCAAGGCAGCTAAGACTGAAATGCAAGATTTTGCAACCAAGACCATCTACTCAGCCTCTGACATGGCTAATACTTACTCACAGCTTGACGCTGTAGGTGTAAAAAATGTAGGTAGCTTAGTTAAGGCCTTTGGTGGACTTGCAGCCTCAGCAGAAAACCCAGCCCAAGCCATGAAATCATTGTCTACACAAGCAACACAGATGGCAAGTAAGCCAAAAGTAGCTTGGATGGACTTTAAGATTATGATGGAACAGGCTCCAGCTGGTATGGCTGCAGTCGCAAAAGAGATGGGAATGTCCACAGCTGACCTTGTAAAGGCTGTCCAAGATGGGAAAGTTAAGACTGAGGATTTCTTTGACGCCATGAACAAAGCAGGGAACTCAGACGCTTTCCAAAAAATGGCCACAGAGTTTAAAACGGTAGACCAAGCTATAGACGGTGCTAAAGAAAGCCTCTCTAATAAGCTTATGCCAGCCTTTGATAAACTCAATTCGTTTGGTATCAAGGCAGTCAATGCGATTTCAGACGCTTTAGACAAAATCAATTTTGACAGCGTAGCTGATAAGCTAGGGGCATTCTTAGAGGGCATTGACATTGATGGGTTTATCTCAACTATTACAGGTGCCTTTGCCAAAGCTGGAGAGACTGTCTCAGAGTTCTTTGCAGTCTTTAACAAGATTGGAGTATTTGAATATATTTCAGATACTATCAGAGATATAGGAGTGACAGCTATGTCAGTCTTTAGCGAGCTGACAAGTCACATCAATAGATTTGACAATTTGACTGAGGGCATTGGGAATGTCATCATCTTTGTAAATAAGGTCATTCAAGACCTAGCTGCAGGTATTCAGTTTGCCCTTGAGGCTTTCTCTAATACTGGAGCAATCAAAAACGCTTATCAAGCCTTTAAAGATTTATCAGAGGCAGCACTTGACCTCTATGACAAGCTATCAGACCTCATCCCATGGGAAACTATCGGAGAGTCAGCGGGTAAAATTGTCAACTTTGTATCACAGATGGCAAGTTCTTTTGCTAATTTTATCAAAGGGCTGGACGCTAACACTATTAGAAGTGTAGCTACAGCTCTAGTGACCATGGCGGTTGCTTTAAAAGGTATTCAGGTTGGAGTCACAATCGCTAAAGAGCTCAAGTCAGCTTTTGATTTTGGAAAAAATCTTATTTCATTGATTGGGAACATCCTAGGGCTGACCGCTGCTCAAGCTGCAAACGCTGGAGCAAGTGCTGCAATGAGTGCTGGAAATACAGCAGTCGGTACCACAGCAGGTGCAAGCGCTGGCTCAGTTATGCAGTTGGGAGTTGCTGCACTTATGGTAGGAGCTGGGGTCTTACTAGCAGCTGCTGGTGTCTATATTCTAGTACAAGCTGCTATACAATTATCATCAGCTGGAGCTGGTGCTGCTATCGCTCTTGTAGGTATTGTGGCAGGGATTGCCTTGCTTGCCGTGGGTGCTGCTGCGCTAGGTGCTGCATTAACAGCTGGAGCCATCGGACTCTTAGCCTTTGGGGCTACAGTATTGATGATTGGAGCAGGTATTGCAGTTGCTGCAGCAGCTATAGCCGTACTGGTTGACGCTTTTGCCAATGGTTTTGCCTTGATTGTCAACACGGTCTCAAGCAATGCGCCTCAGATTATCAGTATCATTCAGGCTATCGCTGAGGGCATTCGGACAGCTATGAATGGTATAGCTAACA